TGACTCTAGAGACCCAAGTTAATTATGATAGAGCTAGGTTTTATCAAGAAGTAACTAGAGCTATGGAAAATTCTTTAGTAGGAGCATCACTTGAATTGTATGCGGAATATAGTACAAATTATAATCATTTGCACAATTCAAGTGTGTGGATAACATCAGAAAGTTCAACATATCAGAAGCAGTTAACAGATTTATTGGATAGAGTTGGGATAGAAGAGAAGATATTTGACTGGGCTTGGTCAACTGGAGGATTTGGTGATCTGTTTGTAAAGATGAATGGTGCTCCAGGATTAGGTATAGTATCTATTGAGGATGATGATCATCCTTTAAATATGAGTAGAATAGACCATGAAGGTATACTTATAGGATTTTATAATACACCACAAGGACAATCTACAGAGGAGCAAATAAAGCCTCCATGGAGTCATGTACATTTTAGACTTTTAGGTGCTAAGAGAAAAAGGCCTATGTTTGGTGATCCTCTATATGCAGAATTTAGAACTATTCATTTAATGACTGGTACAGATACAAAGTCAATAACTTCTAAATATGGTACATCATTGTTAGTAAATGCACTACCTATATGGAAGAGATTAAGGATGGCTGAAGATAGTTTGCTGTTAGCTAGATTAACTAGAGGTATAATTCGGTATATCTGGAAGATGAAGGTAAATGGTGGTAATGCAGAAGCTGTAGCAGCATTGATGGATGAGTTTAGTACATTACTGAAGAGAGCTAGGGCTGTAGATAATAGATCAAGTTCTCCTTATTATGATGATAAGGAGCAACCTATGGGATCAATGGAGGATATATTTGTTCCTGTTTGGGGTGATAGTACTAATGATTTAACTTATGATAAAATAGGTGGTGAAGCTGATATACGTTGGATTGTTGATATTACAGATCTTAGAGATCAGTTGGCTAAAGCCTTACGTACACCATTAGTTCTATTAGGTGGTGGAAGTGGAGATATGGGTGGATTAGGAGATCACAGTCAAGCCATAGAGAAGTTAGACATCCGCTTTGCACGGAGTGCTAGACGCTTGCAGCGATCCCTCAAGGAGGGAATTAAGAGAATGTGTCAAATCCATTTAGCCTGGCAGAATATGGATCCAGATCCTAATCTTTTTGATGTTAATATGTCAGAAACTTCTACAGCTGAGGAAGATGAGTTAGCTACATCATTAGATAAGAATGTAGATGTATGTAATAAGATGATAAATATGTTAAAGGATGTAGATCCAGAAGCTGATTTAAGAAAAGCTATGGATTATTTAAATAGAAAGATATTAAAGCTTGAAGATTTTAGTCCTGATGAATTTTTGACTCAAGTAAAGACTACATCAGAAAGAAAGAATGCAGTAATAGAAGCATTAAAGTCAAAACGTAAGCCTGTTTACAATATGGATATAATGGGAGCTTTGCCTTTTCAACGTCAAGTATTAAGTGGTAATGTGAAAAGGAAAGTTATTTTGGAGCAATGTGAAGAGCAGTGGAATTCTAATTTTGGGAAAGTTATGGTTAGAGAAGAGAAAGGTGCTGAAATTAAAAATAATTTAATAGAATCTGGACAGATGAATTTTAGTTGGTAAATAATATGAGTGATTTGTTAAGAAAAATACTAGAGAAACAGAATAAAAAATTTGGTCAAACTGGAGGTATATATAAAATGAGTCTTTTAGATAAATTAATGAATGAAGATAAAGGTGGACAAGATTGGTCTTCACTTTTAGAATTGTATTTACAAAAAGAGATGTATAGACTTATAAGAGATGCTTTGGAAGATAGTAGTGATAATAATTCTAAAAAGATATCTGTTATTTTAAATTCTAAAGGTTTTCTTGAAAAGGTGCAGAAGATAGTGTCTGATTCTGTACCTGAAGCAATTAAAAAAGTAAATCTATTTCGGCTGGATGGTCTGATATTATAAGAATTAGTGGTGAACAACATAGGAAAGATACAGAAGATTGGAGAGCACAAATAGGTGAACCAACTTTTGTTATAATAGAAGATGATGTTAAATTAGGTTTTTGGAAAGATGAAACTGGTGTGACAGTGATAGAAATTGGTAATCATGGTGCTATTAGTACTACTCAGAGATGGTTTTCCAAGGAATATATAAATAAATTGAATGCAACATTAAATTCCTAACTAAATTTATAATCCGGGGGATTAAGTGATGAAAAATTGGTTACTAACATATATAACAATAGGTTTAATTGCTGTAGTATTACTTGGTACAGCTATAGTATTACCTTCAAATCTAAATCATAAATCAGTTCTAGTAACAGTTAGTTCTCAGGATATGATTGCTTTGGCAATGCAGTCTGTAGTTCATATTCAAGCTGGTGATCCTAACGATGAAGAAGGTAATAGTTGGCAAGGTTCTGGTGTATATATTGGTAATAATTTGTTTATGACTGCTAGACATGTGATAAAAGGACAAACAAAATTTAAGATTACATTTGAGAATGGTATAGAATATAAAGCTGATTGTGTTTATATGGAATCTGCATCAGATGTTGGATTTATTCATGTTGAAGGAATGGTGTTGTGTGAATCATTAATATTAAATACTCAAGAACTTAGACGTGGTGATGAAGTTTATATATTAGGAAATCCTTTTGGTTTAGAATTTAAGTTTTCAGTTTCTAAAGGTATAGTATCAGCTGTTCATCGTGATGCAGAAGGTTTTTTTGGTGATAAGTTAATCTTTCAGTCTGATGCTGCAAGTTACCCAGGTAATTCTGGTGGACCTGTTATAAATGAGTTGGGAGAAGTTGTAGGTATACTTGTTGGTGGATATGGTAATGTTGATAATTTAAGTCTATGTATTCCAGCAAGAATATGTCAAAAGTCTTTAGAAATATTTTTAAAAATTATGGAAATGAAAGAGTTAATATAATTCATGAGAAGTCAACAAGAAAATCTATTAGAGAAGTTAATTAGAATTTCATCTCCTTCTGGATTTGAAGAAGAGATAGCTTCTTGTATAGAGAGAGAACTTCTACAGTACTTGCCAAGGAACGATGTATATATAGATGGACAAAAGAATGTTGTTGCTGTAATACAAGGTTCTTCAGATGAAGTAGTAATGCTTGATGCTCATAATGATCAAATAGGATTTATAGTTAGTAATATTGGTAAAGATGGATTAATTAGTTTACAAGCTATTGGTGGTCAGGATAGTTCTATTATGTCAGCAAGGGATCTTGTGATCTTAACTGATTCAGGAAAGGTTAATGCTGTAGTTGATCGTAAACCTACTCATTTGGTAGATGATGAAGCTAATGAGAATATTAATGTTATAAGTGAAGCTGAAGTTGATGTTGGTATAAGGAAGAGAAAAAAGGTTCAATCTATTGTTAAGATAGGAGATCCTGTAGTTTATAAATCAGCATATAATAAGTTGTGTGAAGACTATCGTTCTGGGTATGGTTTTGATGATAGAGTAGGTTGTTTTATTTTAATAGAAGTAATCAAGTTACTATCAAAATTGAAGAAGAAATTATATCCTACTTTAGTATTTACATTTTCATCTCAAGAAGAGACGTCTGGTAAGAAGTGTCGTCCTCTTATAAAGAAATATAATCCTAGTTTATTTATGGAAGTAGATGTTACATTTGCAACAGATTATGGTTTAGATGATGAGATGGAGAAAATGGTAGGTTTATGTCAGTTGGGCAATGGAGTTGTAATTTATCGTGGAGTAGATATATGTAGAGATGGTGCTGATGCATTAAGTCAAGTAGCTAAGACAAATAAGATAAAAGTACAATATCAAGCAGTTGCTGAGAGTATAGGTTATACAGCGACAGAGGTTACTCATGAAGGTAATGGGATTAAGGCTTTAATATTAGGTATACCTTTACGTAATATGCATACTCCGGTTGAAATAGTAAGTTTGAAAGATTTGACATGTGGTATTCAATTATTGGTTAAGTTTCTTACTGGAAAAAAGATTGTAGATTTGTTGGATTAATAATGATTGAACTAAAAAAATTAGCTTGGATTGAAAAATATTTGTTAAAGACAAAGTATAATAATGAAGCCAAAGCTCTTCTTCTAGAAAGAAATGAATCTAAACAAAAAGCTATGTTAGAGAAATTACCTAATACAGAAAAGCTGCTAGCAGAATTAGTAGAAAAACTTAAAGGCAAATCAGTTTATAGTACTATCAAAAAGATATCAG